TCAAATACAGTTTCAACAGTGGCATCTGCCAGCGTTAGCTCAACCTCTCCCTCATAATTACCCGCCGCAATCGTGGCAAGCTGTCCGCCATCAAGCGAAAAGTACAGTTTCCCTTCCTCAAGGTTAGAGCCAATATCAGAAGCGGTTAAAGTAAAAGATACGGTGTCTGTGCCTTTTTTGCGGACTTTGAGCTTGGCAGAGCCGCCAGATACGTCTACAGCCGTGCCAGTATCCTCACGGGTAACGGTGATAAAGACCTGCGGCCCTGTATCGCCTTGTACTAGGTATATGGTAGTCACCAGACAATGGCCTCCAGTTCCGCTTCTGTCGTGGCTGAGTTGATTTGCTGACGTAGTATTCTACCACGCTCATGGCATTGACTAACATGATTAGCAAGCGCCTGACCGATCTGAACGTACTCTGTCGCCGTAAAGTTCTGCACGGTGTTATCTGCCAGCGTCCAATCTAAGCTCATCGTGGAATCTATTGCCGCAAGCTGTACAGCGCCCTGTATGCGTCTTTGAGACACTTCATCACACTGGAAGGTATAACCACCCCAGTTAAAAGTGCCGAACTCCTGCTCGCTTCTCTGAAACTTAATTGTTTGCCACTTAGTTGATTTTTGGGTTTCTAGATCATAGACCCATTGTTTAAGGTCATAATCAAACGTATGAGCTTCGCTTGGTGGCGTGCCTTTTTCTACAAGCTGACCACCCAGAACGTACTTGTTATCTGCTTCATTTTCGTGGGCGATAACAACACACTGGACTCCAGACTCTATAGCCGCATCAATACTCTGGCGCGGCCCCGACATAATGCCAATGATTCGTCCGTTTTCTTCGTATGTTGCAACTATCATCGTTTAGCGCCACTTACATTTAAGGCGTAATCATTTATCACCCTATTACTACTACCGCAAAATGCCTCAATTACGATTTCTATAGAGTTATCCACGCTTCCTGTCCAACCAGACGGCATAGCCAAAAAGCCCGAAACCGCCGCTGAGTTTGCCTCATCATTACGCACTCTTTTATTAATAGAGCCAAGAATTGCCCCAGTGGATGACCATTTTGCTCTAATTCTTAATTGAAAAGACCCATCACCGGATGTGCCAGAGATACTGCATGACGCATTGGCAATAATTGCCTGTGGAATATCGTCATCATTAGTCTGCCAAGTTACAAAAACGCCCGAATCTACTTCAGCCCAGCTCGTACTAGAAGCAAATATAGTTTTAGAAAACGGCAATGAAGCCCTTTTCCCTACCGGAACAGTAACCGCATTGCCATCAATCTTTATTGTTTCCACTGCGGCGTCAACTATCTTTGCGGTATCTACTGCTAAGTTATCAATCTTGGCGTTAGTAATCAGTCCATCGCCTATCTGGGCAACTTGGGTAATGATTCCTGACGAAAACAGCAAGCCGCCTGTGATTGTGTTTGCCAGAATCCTATCTGCATCAATGGTACCTGCCGCCATTGAAGCGGTGACTACAGAGTTCGCCGCCAATTTGGGCGCAGTAATAGCGTCATTTGTAATCTGCGTTTCCGTGATTTGACCTGCTTGATCTCCAAGGTCTACCACCGCGTCAGTCCATGCCGATCCTGTCCAGCGATATAACTTGCTATCAGTTGTCAGGAAAAACAGAACACCCGCATCAGATGCTCCGTATCCAGTGGGAAGCGTTGAGCCGTTCTGTATAGCGTAGGCACCTTGGCTTTCAAAGAAATCCACAATGCCCTGCTCAAAGGCATCGTTGTCAACGAAGTCGGTTTCCGCGCTGACAGAGCTTGTGTATGAAGATGCATTATCAGAGAAATCTACCGCCCTGACCCTATAGTATTTCGTGGTGCCAAACGAATTAACAAAGTGAACAAACACCTCGCCACTAACTACAGCCAAATCCTCCCACGCTGATCCATTCCACACCTGTATTTCAACGTGCTTTAGATCAGAGTCAGTAGGGTTTACCCATGAGACGGTAATCTGCTTGTAACCGCCGTTTGCTGTCAGATTGGTTGGCACTCCTGGCGCTGTAGTATCGCCGCCAAGATTAAAGGCAGTGGCATTGGTAAGATCAGCCGATTTCACGCCAATAGTGTTTACTGCCCTAACCTTAACCCTATAAAGCGTGCTATCTGTTTTTAATCCCGTAATCAGGATGCTGGTCTGTGTCGTCGTGTTAAAGATATTTGTATCTGTTTGCTCAACACCGCCAACCAGCTCCACTACCTCGACTTCGTAATACTCAATAAAGCCATCAACTGAAGCCGTCCAGCTAATCTTTAAGGCGGGAAGAACAGTGCCATCAGCCGCAAGAGAAGTTGTTTCTGTAAGGTCTAAATCGGTTGGCGCGGCAACAGTAGTGCCGTCGTTGCCCCCAGGATCAGATGGCTCATTAAATGGATCTTCGTCAGCGCTAGCCGTCCAGTCGTAGACATCCGAATCAGTCTCAATCGCCTGCACGTTTACAATGATCGCGCCATCACTTCCAATCTGTAGGTCATAGCCAATGACCTCAAACGGCTTGGCAGACCAGTCCATGCGGTCACTGGTTATTGCTATGAAGTCCCCTGCCTTAAATTTCAGCGCAGTCAGGTTTAGCGGGACATTAACTACCGTCTGCTGGCGTGATTTCAGCAGTGCTATCTTGGCAAGTCGTTGCGCTCTTATATTGTCGGTAACGAACGGCAACGGCATATCCAGATAAATTGGATCGCCGTCATCTTCGGAATACTCTGAGCTTATCTTTGCGGGGTAATCGACGAGGGTGTAGTTTTCTTCCTCTGACAGAAACACCCCTTTGACGCCGTTATACATCGACCGACGGCTTTGCTTGGTCTGAACGCTCATAGCGCCAACCATCATCGATTCATCAATCGTAATGGTGGGCGTATAGTATTTCGCGGCCTGAGCAAAATACTTCCCGTCTACATAACCAATGCGGCCACCCATAGCCGCCGTGAGAGCCTCTATATTGCCCTTGATGGCGTTTGCGGTATCAAGCACACCATTTGCATGGTATCGGTCATGCGTGCCTCCAGCTTCCAATGTCACAGCCTCATCGCATACATCAGCGGCATCGCCAAAGGCGTCATAGTCCATATTTAAATGCGACTCGCCCAACCCGTAGTATGTGTTCGTCATGTAGTCATACAGGGCGAGCGCGGGGTTTTGTGACCATTCCCATGTGGTTGAGTCGCCACTTCTATGACTGCCACTACCGCCTATCGTGCTGTCCAATCGTGGGTCATATAGCTTCTTGCCCTTAATAACAGCAGAGACATTTGGCACGCCCTGCGGGAACTTCTTGCGATCCTCGTCCCACGTTAATTTGACCCGCATATATGCAATGCCGTTAAGGATATGGGTGTCGGTGCCCCAAAACACAGACGCATTGCTTAACGCCGAGTCGCCTTGTGTCTGAGTGCCATCGTAAAAGGCAAAGTTGGCATAACTCGCCCAGTCACTTACATAGCTACCGTTTTCCCAAACCTTCTCATCATTAAGATAGACAGCCTCATATCCCTCTATCTCATGGCAGGCAAAACAGATAACTAAATAGAGGTCTTTGTTCTGATTTGAGTTGGCAATAAATACAACGGCACCGCCTACTCTTACCTTGCCGTAAATAATCTTCCTTGATGCTGTTGGCTCACGGACAGTTCCCGTGACGCCTTCCATCATTGCGCCAAAGTCGGGCTTTGGCATCAGCGCCCTGCTGAGAATCGACAGGCCAGCGCCAATAGCAAATGCAGTAAGCGCCGCTGTTGAAGTCACAAAAGCGGCAAAAGCGCCGAATGATGCTAATGCACCCGCCGCTCCTGCGGCACCTAATGTCGCCGCCAGTCCTGCGATAGCAGATACAGCCATTTACTTAACCTTTAGTTGCCACAAGTCCTCAACGTGCTCAAACTCCAGATGCTCCAGCACTTTGCCGAAGTCCTGCTTTTTCTTCACGTTGACGTTAATAAGAGTTACGCCATCCTTTTTGAGTTCTTCAATGGCGAACTTAATAAGCCGGATACCCGCAGTGCCCTTGCGTTCTGATTTCTTGAGGAAAATGATGTCATTGTTAGCGAATAGGTGCCTCATGTAGTGAAGGCTCGGCATCACAATACAGACAAAGTAGCCCACAAGCTCACCGCTCTTTCTCGCAGTGTAGACGCGCAATGCGCCCTGATCTGCAAGCCGTGAGTATGTGTTCCAGTTTGGCTCTAGTTTGATGTCATTTTGATGAAGCGCAATCTCTTTCCAATGCTCTTGGATGAGAGGCTTGATTTCATTCTTAACATTTACATAAGACTCATGGGCAAAATCCATGTTGGCTCCTTATGGGCGGATTCGCGGGAACCGCGTCCCTGGCGAGTATGTCCCGTTGCTGTAACTAATCGGATTGGCATCCTTGTCGCCCCACACAATCGCCTTTTCTTGAATCTGGGAAACGTACTCAAGGCCATCATCACTAGGGTACTCAATGCGCTGATCGTTATCGGTATAGCGGCGCACTCTGGTTTTTTCAAACTCAATAAGGCGGTTCTCTACCGTGACGGCAATGGTTCCCGTCTCACCGCCCTCAGTAATCGTCATAGTGTCCATAAAGCCTGAGAAGATGATTGTGGGGCTTGCGATCACATTGTCATTGCTATCAAAACCACCCAGCTTTACCACTAACTCACGGCCTTGGTAGTTCTCTGTCTTGGCCTTTGCAAGAAGCGGGTCACTAATGCCGCTAAGCTGTACCGTAATGCCAGAGGCTCGCAGTTCTACGTTCTCAGAAACGCTTGATATGGACAGCAGATTGCCTGCTCCTATATACGTCTTGCTGTCATACGTCAGGCTACCGATCCCATTCCAAAGATACAGGTAGCTAGTGGGAACATTGGAGTCAAACAGCGCCTCAACCAGAATAAGCGGTCTGACCTCGGAAGCAATCGCCATTGCCTCCATGTCATTACTAAGCCCTCGACTGGTAGACATCAAATAGCCTCAATACACGAAAAGCTGAAACCGTAAATGCTGGCTTGGTTAATACTCCAGCCAATCTCATTGGACGCAAGACGCCAAGTACCTACGGGAAGCGTGAAGTCTACGGTGGCGGCTGATACTGTTTGCCTCAAAGGCGGCATAATCTTAATGGTCGATGCGCTAACGATTTCCGTGATAATGTGGATATGCCCACTAACGGCGAAGTAATCGCCTACCGCATGGGTTCCGCTAAAGGCTTCCGTTATTTGCGTGTCATTGACTGATCCTGTGACTGTCCCTGTAACACTTGCAGTATGTAGCGGATTGCCCATGGTAAAGGTTTCTTTCATGCCTCTCAGACCAGCAAAAAAGCCCTCATACTCTTTGGCCTGCGCTCTAGTCATTGGGGGAAGCGTTACCTCTGCCTCCCAGCGAACGCCAGGATGTGAGAACACCTGCTGATCGTAGGTAAAGACTGATTCTGTCATCGCCGTAGCAGAGCGCAACCGCATGGTCATGCTCTGGATTCCGACTGTAGTAGGGAAAGCCGCCATTACATACCTATCAATGCTTTGCTGTAGCCACCGCCTCTCATGCGCGAATCAGCTACCGCCGCCTTCGCACTCTCTGCGATTTGCGGCATAAGGTTAAGGACTTCAGCGCGTACCGTCTGCGCCACACCTGTAGAGATGTTAATTGTCTGGTTTACTACCGCACCGCCGCCCATTCTGCCATTAGGCTGTACCTGACCGCTAGATGACGGAATAAATAACTCAGGGCCACGCTCACCGACAATATATGGCGAGCCTGCTGATACTGGGCCACCGACTGCACGCATACCAGCACCAGCGCCACCACCTCCACCCGTGGCCGCAGGCGTACCACCTATGCCACCAATAAAGCCAGAAATAGCATCAAACAGCGGCTTGGTGATGTAATACTGAACCAGCATTTTTATTAGCGAGTTGATGACGCTTCGGGCCATATCCTTAACGGCATCAGCAAAGTTCTTGGCTCCGGTCACGCCATCAGTAAAGGCTTGGGTAAACTGCCCCATGGCGCTAGCAACAACGCTACTGAATGACTGCCAAATATCAACCTGCTCAACAACAGCGCCTATGGCTCTTTCAATTCTTTCAAATACGGTCAGGACTTTTGTGCCTGACTCGGTGGTTTGATCTAAGCCATCCGGTAGCTTGCCAATGTTCTCAGCAAACCGCTGTATTTCATCTGCCGCATCGCCAAAATACTCAGGAACTTTTAGCCCTATTTCCTCAAGCGGCACAAAGCTGTCTGAGAATTTGCCGATGACGTTGATGACCGTAATGATGCCATTAGCGAATCGGTAAAGACCTTCAAGCGTTTTTCCTATACCTCTGACAAAGCCCGCGAACGTCTCAAGCACCAGCTTGGAGGTATTACGCGCCCACACCTCTATCCCGTTATCGCCAAGCCCCTGGAGGAACTCCGTAAGTCTGGTGACAGCGGCCTCTAATGCGGGAGCCAATGCGCCCACTATCTGATCTCGCAAGCCCCTGAACAAAAACCCTAGCTTAGTAAATGCGTCATTGGCGTTCTCAACAGATCGCGCCACGTTTGCACGCATGACCAACCCAAGCGCCTGGGCCTCGCCAAACAACTCGTCAAGCGCACCAGAGCCTTGATTCAGGACGTTTACAAATGCCGCGCCTTCACTATCAAATAGCTTGAACGCGAGTCTTAGCCTTTGGCTTTCGCTCTCTACGTTCTTAAACGCATCAGCAAGCTCCAGCATATAAACATCAAGGTCAATGTTGGACACGGCCCTCGCGTCAATTCCAAGCTCTCTCAGCGCACCCTGAGCCTCACCTGTACCCTCTGCGGCTTCCGCTGTTCTACGGACAAGCCTTTGCAGAGCCATATTGGTCTGCTCTATCGAGATGCCTGAGATGCTCGCGGCGAACTGTAGCCGCGATAACTGCTCAGTAGTCGTGCCAATCTTGGACGCCGTTTTAGCAAGGGCATCCGTGGCGCTAAGTGATTGCTTAACAACGAGGCCAAGACCGCCCACACCGACAAGTGAGGCGATAGCAGTACGCATTGAGAAAACAGCGCCAGTGACGCTTCTAAGGCCGCGAGTTACTGAGGCAAGACCACTGCGCGTTTTATCGACAGCGGTTAAATGAATCCTAATGTTTTCGTCAGCCATCTCTCTCGCTCATAATCTTGAAGTAAGCGAGCCACTCATGGAACTCAGTAACAGAGATTTGCTCGACTTCTTCTATCGTCTTATGTAACCGATCAGCCAACGAGATAAGGTTCATCCGTGACGGATCGGCTAGAAGTTTTTTTCAATAGCCTCGACTGACTCAATCTGGCTAAACATCTCCTCCGCTATGCCAGAGATGACAACGGTTTCCTCACCCATCAAGTCCATTCGATCTTCAGCAGAGGTAAACAGCTTATCACCAGCTTCGTCCTCTGCCTTCATTACGATGAGGTCAACCATAGAGGCCACCGTGGGTGACTCAAGAACTTTCGGATGCTTCTTCTGAATCTCGTTCAGATCGTAGCAAGTGATGGGCCTACAGTAGATCGGGAACGGTTCGCCCGACTCATCAGCCCATGCTTTCACTTCTATCTTGCGGCGATCTATCTGCCGCCTATTCCTCAGTTCTTTTGCCAGTCCCACGGTTGTCTCCCTTTATTTATGCGGTAGCTTCTGTCACTGCTCCGCTGTTTTGGATAGAGAAAGAAGCCTCTACCATGCCGTCAAACGCCGCTGAGATGGTCTTGCCAGTCACGATGCCTGAGCCGTGGTAATACTTCTCGCCCGTACCCGTTCCAGTGGGATAAAGCTCCCAGTAGACCGTGGCCCGCTCATCAAACGCATCCTGGTCTGATTGATCCCAGTACACTTCAACTGAGAGCGTGCTACTGCTCAAGCCTGCGAGATATTCCCGCGATGTATCGCCCATGACTGACTTCTCAATAGTGTCAGCCGTTACATCAAAGCTGTAGGAACGGACTTCGGCTACAGCCGCTTCTGATCCGTCTGTTTGCGAAATCTTAAAGACGCCGCTACTTCCTGCACTGCTTGCCATGTTGTGTTCCTCTTAGGTGGTGCCGCGTGTAAATGAGTAAAGAATCCGAACGGTAATTATAACCCCGCCGATTGGGTCTATACTACCGTCGTCGGCCTCAAGGCTAACGATCTGCGTGTCAATAGCGTAGCCGCCTCTGGTGCGGTCTGTGTCCAGAGATTCTTCTACCGTCTCGACAATGTTATTGCGAGCGGTGTCTATGTTCTTTGCTTTAACAAAGCACACAAGTTGGTAATCAATCGTTCCCATGCGCTTGGCTAAAGAGCCGCCAATAGTGGAATCCTCACGATCCTCGTTTGCAGTCCTAACCAGGATGGCAGGGAACTGCGCGTTGCTCAGCTTATCAAACTCAAAAGGCTCTCGCGTAACGTACTTAATCCGCGTTGGCGTTGTTGCTGACCTAAGCGTTGTCACGATGTTCTTGGCGATGTTCTCTCTGACGCTCATAGCAACCGCTTCTTAAAGATGTTCCGCAGTGTACGGCGCTCTCTCTGAGTAAAGCTAAAGAACTTCCGTGACTGATTGTTAAATGCCGCTTTACGGGCATTGTCTGCGCCCCTAAAGAACAACGTGACGGAATTGCTGGTTGGCCGTGAGGCTGTCATAGACGCCAGCATTTGCCCTGTAACCGATAGGTCAGGCTTGGTGCTTAGCTTATTCTTCGCCCTAAATGCCGCGTATTGAGGGGTATAGGACTTAAACGGGCCATCTACGCCTTGCCCTTTGGCAGTCCTGTCCTCAATGATGTTAATGCCTTCCATCGCCGTGATGCTCAAGGCTCGGCGCTTGTTGGCGTTAATCTTGTCGGCAAGGTCTTTGGTTATCTTGGTCGGGTCTTTTGGGGTCATCGTAACGCTCAGGTTCACGTTATCGACAACATCCCCTACAGCGTCATCACGCAGGGACTTAATCAGTAGCCCACGGACAGCCGCACCGCCCAAGAACTGAAGCATTAGCGATCTAGCCTATTCAGAGGCTTTGGCAACTTCTCATCATTCTGAACAGTGCCGTCCTCATCAAAATCATACTCAACGCCATCAGCAAATACCGCCTCTACCTCCTCGCCATAGCGAACGCGGTAAAAGTCAATCATCTGAAGAAATCGGTCGTTATCAACCCAGTTCGTCAGCTTCGGTAGTGCGTACTTCCAAAGCACAAGGTAGGCATTGGCCTTAGTCCACTGAGACTCCGTGAGAAGGCTTGTATCCATCTCTCCATCGCGTCCAGTACGGTGCCACCACCTGTTCCTAATCTCGCGCTCTAGTTCTGCCTGCGCCCTGGCGTGTTCCTCAATGAAGTTATCAATCCCAAAATCTAAGATGTCGGGGATAATTTCTTGCAGATTCCAATCAGTAGAAAACGCCATCAGATCACCATTTCACCCGCGCCGCCCAGTAGATAGGATCAAATACTGTCGCGCCTTTTAGCGTGTCACCATGTCGGGCATACCACGCTCGTCTCATGGCCTTGTCTCGTGCGCTTTCGCCATCTCGCGGCGGGTACGTCTTAGCCCCTTGCGCTCCAAACCTGACCAGCTTAATTCTGTCGCCCTTCTTGGCGAGTACCGCATGGCTCTTTGATGGGTGGTTTCTAGTGCGCTTGGGGACGTTGTAGTCCTCAAAACGCTCACCACGATAAACAACAGCCATGACCTTTTCCTAAAGGAAAGCGCCCCCGAAGGGGCGCGTAGTACCTTAGAGTCCAGCGTCGAAGTACATTTCTACGCCGTAAGAGTCGTCAAGCTCTGCAACGCCATAGACGGCAGTAGCGTTCAACTCAAACGCACGCAGTGATGCGTTACGCTCAGTCTCAATGTTGAAATCGCGCTTCATGGCGATAGCGATAGCTTCGGGAGCAAATACAGCGCCCTTAGAATCGCCAGAGCCGTCGATTGAGACGTTAGCTGACTCGTAGATGTTTACACCAGCAACCGTGCCGATGAAGCCAGTACGCATAGCCTCATTCTGCAAATCACCACCGTTGGGGTTTGCAAACGTGTTGGTCATGTTGGCCTTCAACTGGTACGCCTGATATGGGTGCAGGACTGCTGAGTATTGACCAGGAGCCTTAGCCGCCTTGAGGCGAGATGCCGCGTTGAAGATGTCAGCAACAGTGATCTCTTGAGTGGTAGCACCCAAAGACGTGCTGAAGCCGTCAAACAGAGCGATAAGGTCGGTGTCCATCTTGGTAGCGATAGCGTTACCCAGAACGGTGCCAAGCTCAGCGGCAGGGTTGCCAGCGCCGAATGCGGCCATGTCAGTCAGTACAACTTGCGAGCCAACCTCACCAACGGTGACGGTTACGCTAGAAGTTGAGACTTCAGTTGCAGACATATCAGTGCCTTCCGTCAGGTCAGCCGCAGTGATTGCGGGGTACTTCGGCACCTGTACGGTTTTGCCAGCTACGTTACCGATGTCGTAACGGGTAACGAGGCCCAGCATGATTGACTGCTCCTCGGCAGTGAAACGTGCTTGCAGGATAATATTCGCAAACAGATCGTCTAAAGTTGTTGAAGTAGTTTCGTTAGCCATGATGCTATTCCTTTAATTTAGCGGGTTGCTTTCTTTGCTAACTGCAACTCACGGAACGCCTCACGGCCTCCGTTTTCGTAGTTAGCCAACATTTCTGCCGCCGTTAAGGTTTTCGGCGTGGAACCACCAACTGCCCCCGCTGATCCTGCACCACCTTGTGATGCTTTCACAAAGTGCGGGTTCGTTGTCAAAAAGTCTGCCACCAGTTCTTCAACCGTGAGCAGTTCGCCTTTGTCGTTGTACCGTGGCGTCCCGTTTTTATCGAAAACCTCTACGGTGCCATCTTCAGATAGCGAAACGGAGCCGCGTAACAACTGACTGACTTGCTCAGGGGATACTGCGCCGTTCTTGGCGGCGGCTGATAACAGAGAGCCATCCACTAGCGTCTGCTCCAGCTTGGCCTTGTACGCGCCAATCTCCTGATCTTTCTTTTCGACGGTCTGCTTGAGAATACTCTCGAACTCACCACGCTCTTTTTGCTTTTCGATCTCGGCGCTTTGCCTTTCACTCAAAAGCGAGCGTGCTTCGTCCAAGTCAATGCCTTCCAGTTTCTTCTCAAATTGACGCTGTTGGCGTGCAATTCGATCCGCAACTATCCGGTCAAGTTCTTCCTGCGTGAACGTCTTTACATCCTGAGCTTCTTGAACGGGTTGCTCAACGGCCTCAGTACCTTCTACTTCCATGACTTCTTCGCTCATGTAACGAACCTCCAATGGAGTCTGGTTAGTTTATCAAATTACTTGGATTTTTTCTTTTTCTTCTTGCCCTTATGGTATGGCATTGTTGCCTCCTTAGCTAAAAACGCCTCTGAATCTGTGACGGCAGTTGTAGCCACCGCGCACAACAAACGGACTGCCTTCTCGCTTGCCTGACCATTCACCAGCCCACGCCCTTTCTATCTCCTCAAGGGTGAGCGTCTTGCCCACAAATTTATCACAATGTTCGCGCGTCTTGGCATCATCAGGCCCGTAATACTTGAACCGCTGTGCGCCTGCCTCTAGCGCCATGTTGGTGTTAATGGACGCGTCAAAGTCCATGAGGCCATCATGTAACGCAGTAGACGCATATCTGCCTAGATCGGCCTCTACTGAATTACGGATGCGCTCAACGCCTTCTGCGAAGGTAGCCCCCGTGAGCGTGCTTTCGTAGATTTGCTTGCTTACGACTTCCGCGAAGTCATCGCCTAGCGCCTCAAAGCCGTTAAACGTCAACTGCTGAAGCTGGCTGACTACACTAGGGTCAAGCCTTACAACGTCGGAGTAGGTTCTAAGCATCGTCTCAGCTTGCGTAGCAATCGCCGCATAATCCCTGACAATCTCGTCAACCGTCTCAAGGTACTCGGCTTGTATGATCTGCCGAAGCTGTGTCCTGGCTTCAATCGCCCACTCAAGGTCAAATAGCTTGCCATCTGTTAAAGGAGCGCCAGACAAAAGCTGGACAATCCGTTGCTCCAGCGTAACCAGTGCGCTCGCCATACGGCGCTGATGCTCGTCAGCGGTTGTGATGACCGCATTAAGGTGATCGACATCAGCCGCCATCTACGGGTGACTCTGGCAGGGCGAATTGCCCGACAGCGGCCCTAGCTTGCTCTATCTCCGCGTGGGCGGTCACAAGTGCCTCATCATCAAGCACAAGATCGGCAATTTGCTTATCAACTTCCTTGCGGAGTGTTTCAGAGCGAACGCCACTAGCTTGCACTTGTTGCAAGAACTGCAACTCCTGAGCGTAGTCACGAAGGTCAAACGAATCGGGGTAGCTGATCTGCACCTCATGGGTGTTGTGATCCTGCCAGTTACAGTAGAAGGCCCACAACTGTTCCTCGGCTAACTCAAGGATGTCGGCTTTCTCAGACAGCTTGGCGTTGAGCATCTGGAACTCCGTCTGCATAGCCACACCGCTCTGTGTAAGCTCCTTAGCGCCACGAACGGCACCCATGTGGGTCATCCTATTGATCGCGTCGATTTTGTCGCTTATAGAGGCTCTGATGGCGTCTAGGTTGGCCCCTGATGGTTGCATCTGATAAGGCCGCAGTCCTGCGTCCAGATCGTCCGCAATGTTGATGATTGCCCCTGCTCCTGCGCTGGCGTCCGTGTCGTACGTCTTAACCAGTGTCGGGTGGTTAGAAATGCGGATCAGTTGCTCAATCTCGCTAAGCTCTGCGTAGATCGCTTTCTGCATATAGGCAACGTCTGAGATGTCCGATATACCAATGCCCCTGACTACTGAGCGATTGGCAGGCAGATACACAGCAGGAATGACGCCGATGGGGTTATTAATTTCCTCAATGACCTGCGACTCAGCGCCGTCATAACGAATCAGCTTGATTGTGTCTCTGTACCACTCGCGGAAATACGTCACCGTGGTAGTGCCGTCAACGCGGTGTACGGATTCCCTGACCTTTAGATAGGTTAGCTCATGCCGCCCTGATGGCTGTCGCTCCCATCGCCAGTCATATACGTTCTCAGGCGTGATAAGCGTAACGTATGGCCTAAGCCCCTGCTCCAACTCCTCTGCCCTGGTGCCTGCATTTGATTGCGGCTTATCGACCATGATCCAGACATGGCCGTAGACAGACGACCAAATCTGCGCCTGTCGCATAAAGCTGTTGAAGTTCTGACCGTCTAGGTCAGCATCATGTAAGAACGCTTCAAGGTCTGGACTGCCCTCCATGCCCTCAAAGTTTCTCGTCGGGCTAATGCGCCACAAGAACGATGAATAGATATGCACAACATTACGGCAGTGGTTATCTATCGGGGTCAACTCTAGGCGGCGGTTGTACGCATTGCTGTCCTCGTTGAGATATGCCGTGAGGTAGTTGCCCTCACTATAGTCAGCACCGCCCATATAGCTTCTAACATAAAACTCCCAGCGGCCTACGTTGTTCTCGTAGTCTGGGTGCTGGTACTCAATATCATGGTTAATAAGCATCAAGTCCACCGTTGAGGCGCAGGAGCCTCAAATTGCTTGCGGATGGGGAATAGGTAGTCAACTGCATACCCCAGCGCGTCATTCATGTGATCGAACCCGTCCTTGTTGACCTGACTGGTTCCTTCCTTGTACGTCTGACGCTCAAGTGACTCAATGGTTTTCTTACACTTTGGGTCAACAAACAACTGCCTCACGCCATCCGCTGATCGCAGTCTTGAATTGACTGCGTTAATTCTGTCTCTTATCGCTGAGTGCGAGTTTCTAACCTTTACCTCAAAGCCTGCATTTTGCAGTATCGACAAATCAGTGCGACCGCCTGCTGATGTCTTGCGTTGGCGGCACGCAGGGTCGGGGTATATCGTAACATTTTTAGTGCCAAATCTCTTGCGTATCTCATCGGCCATCTCGTCCGTGTTACTGCCGAAGATCACAATCTCATCAAACGCATGGAGCGTGTTGCCCTTGCGCGTCATCACGACCGCACTCATCGGGTCAAGGTTAAAGTCCATGCCGATCAGTATGCGGTCAGGCTCACCGTGATAGCGGACTACTGACTGCTCGCGGCTAAAGTTGTAATAGATCACCCCTGAGTAATTAACAAACCGCGCTTGGTACTCCTGCTCAAAGGTGCGCTCATCTAAGTCCTGCTTCGCCGCAGTGATCTCATTGGCGTCTACGTTCCCGCCATCCAGCGTGGTGTACTGATGCGATGACCAGCCCTCATCCTTATCGACGCCTTTAGTCCACAGATCATAGAAATGATTACGGCCTTTGGGGGTGCCAATGAATATCGCTGAACCTTTGCGGTCTGAGAGTGATGGCCTGATTACCTCAAACCATGCCTCCTTACGCATATCGGCAAACTCGTCAAGGACACAGAAGTCGAGTGCGCGTCCGCGCAGGTTGTCGGGCTTCTCTGCCCCTTTAAGGCTGATGATCGAGCCATTAGCCAGATGCAGGCTTAATGCTGTCTCGTTGGTCTTAGTGATGTACTCGGGCGGGATAGCTTCTATCAGCATTCCCCAAGCGATTTCCTTTGCCGCCTTGTATGTGGGCGCGATATACCAGCAGTTTCTATCCTCGCCCTGTAGAGCCGCCCTGATAAGCTCGACGGCAGATAAGAACGTCTTTCCGAACCGCCGCCCAGCAACAACAACACGAAAGCGCGTGTCGTTAGTGAATATCTCAGTCTGTGGCTTTGTTAAGTTCACTCAGCCAGCTTGACGACTAGCGGTGGCAGTTCTGTGTTTTCGGGCTGGTTTTCTCGCCACCCTGCTTGAGTCTTGAGATAGAAGATAGCCGCCGTGACGTTACCTTTTTGGGCTAATGAGATCAGGTTTGACCCTACTGATGCTATCGCCTTGCCCTTACCCCTTTTATACGCCTCAAAAACCTCGGGCTGGCGCTCCTCTACTGCCCTCAGCGTGTTCTCCGCTATGCCGAAATAATCAGCCATCTGCTTCTTTGATAGCACGGAGGCAAGCGCCTCTACTTGAGCCACCTGCGCTTCATCAAAATATACTGATGGACGACCACCGCCGTCTCCTTGGTTGCCAATCTTAGCCATCGAATGCCTCGCCTGTTTCAGCGTGAATGGCCTTCTCGCCCGTAAAGTCCTGCCAGCGTTTGACGATGACGTCGCAGTATTTGGGGTCTAGCTCCATCAGGTAGGCGTTGCGGCTGGTCTTTTCGCAGGCGATTAGCGTGGAGCCAGAGCCGCCGAAAAAATCCGCAACAATGTCTTCGCTTTTACTGCTATTTGAAATCGCTCGCTCTATAAGGGCGACCGGCTTAGGCGTGGTATGCCCTTCAACGCGCTCCTTATCAAATCGCCAAACGCTGACTTGCTTCCTGTCGCCATAGAAACTGTGACTGCCGCCCTTAATCCACCCGTATAAGCACGGTTCGTGCTGGCTTTGGTAATCAGTCCTGGAAAGCGTAAGGCTGTTTTTTGCCCAAATAATCATGCTTGAGAAATGAAAAAACTCACGAAAAACAGAATGAAAAATGTCCGCACACTTGTCGCTGTGAAAAACGTACACCGACGCGCCTGATTTTGATGTCGCCAAATAGCTTGAAAACGCTCCGCGCAAAAGGTCATCAAGACCGTCGCGGTCATCATTATTTATCCCTTGGTAATCAACTCCATAAGGCGGATCAGTAAACACCATGTCCGCCTTCCTCCCATCCATCAGCCGCTCAACCGAATCAATGCTTGTGCTGTCTCCACACATCACCCGATGCCGTCCAAGAACCCATATATCGCCCTCAACCGTTTTCGGCTCCTCGGGCACCCCGGGAACAGCGTCCTCATCGGTCAGTCCCTCGACCTGCTCCGGCTGAAGAAGTTGCGCCAACTCGTCAGCATCAAAGCCCGTGAGGTCAAGGTTAAAGTCTAGCTCTTGCAAGCGTTCAAGCTCTGCGGTTAAAGCAGTTGTATCCCAGCCAGCATTTAAGGCCAACTTATTGTCTGCGATGACGTAGGCTTTCTTTTGCGCTTCAGACAATCCCACAAGCGTAATAGTTGGCACCTTTTCCAGACCCAGCTTTTTAGCCGCTAGGAGCCTGCCGTGGCCTGCAATGATGCCGCCCTTCTCATCAATCAGTATCGGATTGGTAAACCCAAACTCCTTGATGCTCGCCGCGACTTGGCTTACCTGGTCGTCGCTGTGCGTCCTACTGTTGTTTGCGTAGGGGATAAGGCCGCTTTGATCGCGGTATTCTATTTCTAAGGTTTTAGTCATTACGCATTGGGGTGCGGGATTGGGTTGGCCCAATACTCTCCGCGTGCCGCTCCTGCTCTGATTTGCCCACTCACCAAATCGTCGGTATCCATTGGGAACGACTCAACGGTGCCGTCATCAAAGGCCACCAAATAAGTACCCTCCTCATCAGGCATTTCCCCAGTGCTTATAGCTTTCCAGTCTATAACCGCGATCTGTCTCATACTAATAGGTTATCAGAAAACAGAAGGTGCCGTGGTTGATTAAATTACGCCCTATGAGTCCCCCGCGTATTCATTCAATCTTTTGACGCCACGGCTCGCCATCGGAGTGTGGGGGTCATTCATATAATTCTGTTTCTTTTAAACTCGTAGGGGCATCTCACTATCTCCAGCGGCGGCTCATCAACATCTATCAGCTTAACTACTCTAAGGTTCTGCATAATTGCCGCGTCCTGGCCCCACCTCTCTGCCATCTGTTGAGCCTGTTGCACCGCTATCAACGCTTCGCCTGATTTGAAGCGGATGTTTTCTATGGACAATTTTGGTAGATACCTTTGTAGTCGGGCCATCCGTTTTCTCCCCCAGAGTCTTTGTGCATTTGCACCATGTCGCAGTAGTGAGCGTCCATTTGTTTGTGATCTTCATAGTCGCCAGACATTCCCACCAATGCACATAACGCGATAAACGCGCAACCAACTGCTACCCCTAAGTCACTCATTAGTTATCAGCTCCCTGTATTTTCTGAACGCTTCTTTGTCGCCCAGAACTATGTCAATAAACTCCAGATACTGCTGTTCCAAGTACCTGTGCTTGATTACCTCAACAGCCATCGCCATTTGTTGCTCATGGTTGAGCGACTTCCAGTGGTACTTCTGGCTAACAAACGTGTCTAACATCTGATTTGATAACGGCTCGTATGACATCTCGCATCCTCCTGCGGCTTAACGTATATCAACACACCCCCAGAATCAACGCCTACAGTTATAATCGTTCGCTATAACCTAGTTGTAACTTATAATCTCATAATCAGGGTCAAGCTCTTTCTGCCTAACCTCTAGCCTGTAATGCTTGCCTATCTCTGCCCGTACCTGTCTGGTTGTCTTAAAGATAGCAAGGCTCTTTTCTCTCAGTATTTCCATGTGGCCCGCACCTAGCAACTGCTCACAAAGTCTTGCCATCTCTAGCGGGTTCTCTGTCGTCCAGCGGTGGTGGTAGTGACACATCGTGATCGCGTTGTCCATTGACCAGCGGACAGCCTTGTTGCGCCGCCCGTATATGTGACAGCACTCCAGCGTCTCCAGCTTGCCGCAAACCACGCACTCACCATCCCTGGCGCGTACCGCCTTGCTAAACCAGATGTCTGCTGAGTCGCGCTTAACCGCCATCGTTCGCGTGTTCCTTGGTAAACCGTCTTTCTCGGCCTATCGCCTTGTCAAAAAATTGACAGTGTATACAAAACCAACCGTGAAGCCTGCCGCCTATCTCCTCAAGGAATATCGGCAGGGTTTCAGTGTTGCACTTCGGACATCGTTTCTGGAGTAAATTCAATTTCATTTTCTTCAAAAAAAAGCGCCGTATGCCACGCCTCTACGAAATCGCTGACGGGCATCGCTACCGTCACGCCATCTGGGAACGTGTCTGTATAAACAACCGTGTGGTTTTTGTCCGATATATCAGTAATGCACCCGCCAATAGTCGCTGGCAGGAACACCACCATGCCCTTGTCCTTGGGAAGTTCTGCGGCAATAAGCATCACTCTGAGTTCCCCCATCTAGCCATGCGGATGTCGCACCGATACCGCGCCACTTCTCCGAAGTCCTTGTGCAGTACCAGCGCCGTAATGTCTCGGCCTGAGCGGTAGCCTTTACTTGCGTGCCAGGCGTCTTTGGCGGCGAGCGTCCTAAACGATTCTACCGTACATCCTCTCAACTCTGTTTTTCGTGAATGGTGGATATGGCCTACAAACCACATTCGATGCTCCGTAGCTCCCCACTCCTCAGCCTTGTCTGTTGCCATCAATTCGCCAAGGTCTGCGTGCTTTACAGTGTCGCCGTGGGTCACTCCGATCAGGCACTTGCCGAACTGCACATAGTTAAACTTTGAAACCGTAGGGTGAATTTCAACCCGTGGCTCTTTGGTAAAGTAGGCCGCTAAGAACGCTGACAACATGACTGAGCTATGGTCGTCGTGATTGCCGATGGCGTTGATGACCTCTACCTGCGGGTATTTCTTGAGTGCCAAATGGATCATATCCACCATAATCATGCACCCCAGCTTCAGCACTCTGGCCCATCGTGAGTCAACATCAAGCGCGTGTTTACTGCGGCTTGTCTGGTTGCTCTGGTTGTCAGCGTGGAAAAAATCGCCCAGGTTGCAGATCAGCGCCTTCTCGGCGTGCGGAGTAGCATCTAGTAATTTCCGTGAGGCGTTAAGTAGATCATCACGGGCGATCTGAGTGTCGAAGTTCTCGCCTGTCTCCTCTGACCACGCATACATCCCGATGTGTGGGTCGCCTATAGGGATAGCCACCAGAACATCATCTGCGTGCGCTTTTCGTTTGTTTAGCTTCGTGGGCTTGGCCTTGCCCTCATAATCCGACACCGCCTCCTTGATGGCCTCGTTGAGAGCCTTGAGCCGGTTTTCTTCCGTTAGCTTAGACTTAACCCACTGGCCTGTGGCTACGCCGTCATCGTTGTAATAGGTAGAAACCCCAGAGACAACAAACCCGTCAGGGACGGGCTTATTCATGTCATGATCTGGACTGTATCCGCGTTTTGCGGCCTTTTGCCTAACAGCTTTAACGTGGTGTTTAATGGCACCTCGGCTTAATCCTAAAATATCAGCGGCCTCATATTGAGACTTGCCCTGCACCATGCAGAGTTTTATCACCTGCTTTTGCTTCTCTGTGTCGCAGAACTCCAGTAACGGGTGATCCACTTTAGCCCCCTTTTTGATTCAGCCTCATATACTCTGAGTCGTCTGGGCAGGTCAGGTAAACTTCGTGATCTAGCGCCCAGTCCTGCACTTGATCCATAAAGTGCATCATTTCGCCTCGGTCTAGCCCGCTCGTTTCCTTTACCTGATCCTTGATGACTGTGTTATTGATTTGTATAGATTCAGTCCCCAAGAATTTGTATTTTAACAGCATTTTCATTTTTTCTTCAGTAACTTCTGCACCCCTCGAAGTAAAGTGCGCCGCCATCTCCCTGCACCACAAATGAAACAGTGCGTTCTGAGACAGCGACCTTTTCGGGATGAAGCGCGACACCTTCCACTGGACGGCATCCTCCCAATTCCATTCCTGCTCAAGCCATTGCCGGAAAAACTTCAGCCTCTGCTCAAGCTCCTGCTTGCTTCTGACCAGCCAAAACTCAGCCACGCTTTGCTTCCAACATTTTGTCCTGATTCTGACGCCAACGAATGCATACTCTGCCGCATTTCGGGCATTGCTCGTACTTCGTTACCACTTCTTTGTTTTTTGTTTCCTCTCTCGAAACAGTCATCGCCCCGCATGAACACTGCATTATTCGCTCCTCATCTCATGGTCAATCATCAAGTCGATGTAGTGCCTGGCCTTTCTCAGATCCTCCACGCCGCCCTTGTCCTTCCACCTAGAAACATACTTAACCACCGCGTGTTCGCAGATGCCCAGCTCGTTCTCTAGCGCGTACTCTAGCGGCTGTATCTTGAACTGCTTGTAGTGATTGCCGCCTACCTGATGATCCCAACTGCTCATAGCCACTCCATCTTCGGCGTCTTGCCGTGTTCGCCATGTCTGAACGCCTGCCCCTTGGACTCATAAAGCCGGATCGTCCCCTCAAAGGGTGCCTTTCTCTGC